TGGAAGTTAAGGGCGGCGGCTGGCATCGCCTTAACGTTCCCGCTCTTGGTCGTGATCGCGTCGGCACCTCGGAGAACTCCACAGAAGAGAGAGTCTCGGGTCCAGATGTAAGCCTCGGACGCTGTCGCGCCGGGTACAGCCGTATCTCGTCGAGCTGCGCCAACATAGACATTCGGGATCCCTAAGACATCACGCAAGACGTCGAGGACGGCGCCGTCATTAAGGATACGATCACCGCTTGCGAGACCGTTCGCTGCTGTTCCGGCGAACCCTCGGACCTCGGGGTTTCGGGCGATCGTGCGGAACAGATCGCGACCAAAGATCAGAGTGTCGGGGTTGATGCCATGGACCGCCGCGAAGACGGTGTCCTTGAGCTGGTCAAGGTAAGTCAATGCGTCGGCGCCGGCGGCGTTGAATGTGCCCCCGAACTCAGCGGCTGAAGTCGCGTTGTTAAAGTTACCCGTACCGAAGAGGAGATCGGCGGCGCGTTGCTCTTTGGCGAGCTTCATGACGCGGGCGACTTTGCGAGCGATGCGAGCTTCTTCGGAGCCGGGGTATTGGCTGTCGAGGATGTCCTCCATCGCGATCGAATCACGCGCCGAATAGATGCGAGCCATGAAGGTCGTTGAGCTTCGATCGAATCCACCGATCGCTTGACGCTCGGAACCGGGAGCGCGCTCAAGGTCGAGACCTGCACCGGCGCCCATGAAGTTCCGCGAGTTCTCGATGAGGAGAGTCCCGCTTCTTTCGGGGATGACAACTGTCTCCATGCACTTGTCGGCGATGAGCTGATCATCGCTAGGGACGGCCTCGAGGACGAGGCTTGAAAGGATCTCGTCTACTGGATGAATATTGGAATATGAACTAGCCATTTAAACGACTCCTAAAGCACTGCACTAGCGGGAGACCAAAGGACGGTGAGTTGATCACCACTTGTCGCCGCTGTTTGGTTGATGTTCGCTTGGACAAACATGTTGGGATAATCACCGGCGCCCGCGACCGCGACGGTGCCGGCAGCGGCTGCCGCAAGTCGAGGAGTCGCCTCGAATGCGTTGATATTTGACGCCGCACAAATGACGCGGGTCAAGCCGAAGACGACGACCTCGACAGCGTCACCGGTGGAGCAAGCGCGCTGCGCGACCCCGACGGCCGCGACATCGGTCCCAGCAGTAGTTACGACGACCTTGCTGTCGGAGTTGATAGAGACGACGGCGAACTCGGTGATCGCGCCCGCGGCGATGAATGTTCGTACGATGTTTTGATTGCTCATTGGTTATCCTCCGTAAACGGCTTTGTATGAGTCGGGGTTCTGCTCTCTAAACTGAGTGAGAGCTTGCGAATAAGTGATCGACTTCTCTTCGGCGAGAGTTCGCACTTTTTGATCGAGTGATTTTTTATTAAGCTCTGCACCGCTTGCGCCGTGGCCGATCTCATCAAGAGGGACCGACGAGCCGATCGAGCGAGATGAGAACAACGCCCAAAAGACGGGCGACGAGTTGCGCTGACTCCACGCTTGAGAGGCTGCCTCTTCTTCGCTTGGAGTGATACGACCTTCTCGGAGAAGTTGACCGACCGCCTCGCGGCGTTGGACGGTCTCTTTGTCAGCCTTGAGGCCCGCGACTTCCTCGCGTAGCTTGTTGATCTCCGAGAGAAGAGCGGGAGTCGCGTCGAGGGTCTCACTCATCTTGACGGTGATCTCCTCTTTCTCCTCTTCTTCTTCTTTGACCTCTTCGGCTTGCTCGACGACCGCTGGGGTGTCGGCTTGCGCTGTCTCCTCTGAGGTCATTTGAGCCTCTGAGTCGGCCATCAATTCGGCGATCTTGTCTTCGAGCTCCCTGACCATCTCGTCTTTGGCAGACAGGGCGGCGCGGAGCTCCTCTTCATTCATTGAGTCCAAGTTATCCACTGGGTCTCCTTCGTTTAAAGTGACTCGGTCGATCTTGCTGTGAGCTTGCGCCGGCCGAGGGGTGAGAGTAATTGCTAATAGTTGAGCGTCTCCGACTTTGGATCCACCATCGCGGGAGAAGATCGCGCCTTGAAGATACTCGGGCGAACTCCAAAGGATCCCGCCCGCTTGTTCGACGACTTCGAGCCCTCGCTCATTATAGGCGGGGACCGCGTAGAGCCCATCTTCTCGAAGATCGAGATCGACGATGAGGCCGAGAGCCGACCCACTAGAGGGAGGCGCTGGAGGGCCACCATTGAAAGGGCTTGTCGAGTGTTGCCAGTCGATGATGACGGGGTCGACCTCTTGGCGCTCTTGATAAACTCTGAGGAGCTCTTCAAGTAGACCACGATCGATCTCGTTTCCGATCGCTTCTCCGCTCATCCGAGAGGAGACTTGACCCAAGGCTAGAGTCTTGAACGGGCGCCCGACGGTGAGCCCCTCGGGGATGTCGTATTGAGTCGATGAATCGAGCTGGATCGCCTCGCCATACGCTCGGAGAGCTGTCGGCGTTGAGATCATGACCTTCTTCTTTTTGATGATTCGGCTCTTGAGCCGTTTAGCCTTTTTCAATTTGTCGCCTCCTCTCGATGAGTGCCTCGGCGAGACTCATCGCGCCGCCCTTCGATGATGATGTCCTCTCGATGGTCGAGCGTTGAGCGTCTTCGGGGAGGTCTCCCGCTCCGAGCCTCTCCCTGATCGCTCGTTCAAGTTCATTATCTGCGGTCAATAATCCCGCCTGAACTAGGGGGGCGAGCATCCCGAGGGACTCGGCGAGGTCATCAGTATCGAGGCCGGTATGAGTTAGGCGGGGCAGCTTGGAGGGATCGACGGCGCCATAGTTCCAACGGATCAAGCGCCCTATTGTCCCGCCTCCTCTTCGACCTGGACCGCTGACCTGGGCGGCGACTATATCGCATAGATTAATGGCCGCCCTTCGGAACATCGAGAGATGAATCTCGCCGACTGACCGCGCCCCGGTGTCGCTGATCCCGAGGTTTGCGAATTGGGCGAGGAAGGCTTGAGAGATTTGATTGTCACACTCTTTGATGATGTCGAGCGGACCTTGAGAGTAGAGGGCCGGCGCCACCGCGTAAGCCTCAAATTTAATCGCGGGATTCTCGACGAGATATGATTGCTCTGTCGAGATGAATGCTTGGGCTTGGGCTTCCGCCTCATCGATCATCGAGTCGATGTCGCCATCGGTGAGCCCTTGCTGTTCGGCTACGGATCGGTCGACGGTGATCTTTGGGGTCGGGATCGCCCAACGATCAAGGCCGACGCACATTAAGTTACTGACTCGCTGCTTAGTACGCCACCACCACCAGACAGGTCGAAGCATACCCACGCCCTCAAAATTTGATCCTGTTCGATTCAAGGTCAAGAGGATGAGCTTGTTCGACGGGATCGGTCGAGGTTGCTTGTTCACGCCGACTGTGTTTTGAGTGACGCCGTCGAGGTGCTGACCGTCTCGGCTTAACCATTGAGAGTGCGCTGAAGGCTCCCGATCAGCGTATAGATCGAGCCAAACTTTGACCTTGCCTTGACTGTCGGGGCCGACTCTATATGTCTCCTCGGCGTAGCGATAGCCCAAGGGGACGAACTCCATCAAGTAGGTGAGCTGCTCCTCGAAGGAGCTCGCCATTTGCCCCGCCCATCCGTCGAGACCGTAAGCCTCGTTTGCATATCGAGCGTATTCCTCGGCGACGGGGTCGTTTTCGACTCCCGCCTGAAAGCGCCAGGTTGCGCTTAATAAAGTTTGTCTCAACATATGCCAAGATCGACGAACGACTGGATCAGTCCTCAGCATCTCCTCAGCTTCGTTGACCCAATTCAAGCCCGTCAATTTTGGATTCTGCTCGACGCCCGAGATCACTCCGCCCGATAACTGCGTCCCCGTTATCCCTCTTACCCCGAAGCGAGGATACCGCGCTTTAAGGTGCTTTGGCGCTCGCTCTTCGGGCTTATAGTTCATATTTTACTCACAGATATATAGACGCGCCTCAACATTATTATAGAGTAAGGGGGTGAAAGTCAACCCACCTAGGTTAGACTTGACCTCATGGGGTCATAACGTACCCTCTTTATATAATATGCCAAGGAGTGATCATGGACTACGCGAATATATTGACCGAGATCGCCCCGATCTTGGCGACCGCCGGCGGTCTGCTTTGGTCGTTCTCGAAGAAGGTGACTAGAATTGAAGCTCAGCTCGCCGCGCTTCAGCACCAGCTCGAAGATATGAAGAACCACATCGAGGGGAACCGACAAGGCCGAATCGAAGTCTTTGGAGTCATCAATAATTTGCTCAAAGTCAAAGACAACGAGCTATCTGAGCGCCTCGCTCGGGTCGAGACAATCATTGAGAAGGGGATTGATAAAGATACGATCAGGCGACTCGCGACGATCGAGGCCGAGCTCGGGCAGCTGTCGAAATAAATGGAGCGCCAATTCGCCATCCTCGTCATCATCGACATCGTTGAGTCAACGAAGTTTATCGAGACCGTCGGAGACGTCAAGGCGGCCCAAGCGATGCGTCTTTATGATCGGATCTTTAGAGGGCTCTTGATTAAATGGTCGGGCGTCGAGATCGACAAGACCGACGGCGCCCTCTTGATCTTCGAGACGATGCGAGAGGCTCTTCAATATGTGACCGAATATCACAAACTAGTCGAGCATCATCTCGGCCTCAAGAGTCGAGTCGGGATTCATGCCGGTCATGTCATGATGTCGACGAACCATGCTCACTTTGTAAGCCGAGGAGCCAAGCCCGTCGAAGTCGAGGGAGTTCAAAAGCATATCGCGGCGCGGATCATGAGCCTGGCCGGCCCAGGTCAAACATTGCTATCGAAGAGGGCGGGCGAGTACGCCTCCTCGGTTCGAGCGGGTCTCATGATCAGAGACATCGGGCAATGGCGACTAAAGGGGGTACGCGCCCCGATCACAGTCTATGTCATCTCATGGGATCAAAGCCGAATGAAGCCACCGAAAGAGACATCCAAAGTCAAGCTCATCAAGCCCCCAAAGCTCACGCCCGAGGAGAGGCGCCGTCGCTTCTTTTGGCGATGGGTCGCGCCTTATCTTGTGTTGATATTGGGTCGGGAGTATCTAATGATTCTTGCGCTCATCGAACAAGCGGGGCTCATCCCATATCTTTATCTCGATGTCATGTCCCGAGGGGTCAGCGCAATCGTATCATTTATCCACGGGCTCTTTTATTTCTAAACCGGAGGCCGCTTCCGCTTTAGCTTCAGCCTCAAAGAGCTCCTTGATGATCTGGGTATAAAGTTTAAACGACTCGATAAAGTCATCATGCTCCATGTCGTGGTATGCGTCGGTGATCAGTCGCTTGGCGAGGGTGACCATCATTAGTGCCTGTTTCTCAGTCATGCTGCTCTCTCCAATTGAAGAGATCGATCTCCTCGCTTTTAGGTTTCGGTGTCTCATAGATTATGGGGTTGCCTGACCAATGGGCTATCCTCGCCCTTGAGATCTCGACGTATTCAGCCTCGCGCTCGATGCCGATATAGTCGACCCGCTCAAGAGCTGCGGCGCACCCCGTCGAGCCTGACCCGTTGAATGGGTCTAAGACGGTTCCGCCCTTGGGCGTGATGAGTCGGATGAGGTATCTCATGAGGTCGATCGGCTTGACTGTTGGATGTACGTTGGCTCGCATCGGGTGATTTGTCGGGCGATCTGATCGCGTCTCCTCTCCGCTCATCGCGCCCGCCTTCTTGAGGTCGAACCCACCGAGCCCCGCCTCTCGCTCACCCCTCGACGCCTTGGCGCAATAGAAGAAGCGGGATTGATCGCCGAGGGTGGGGGCGCTCTCTTCATCGAAGATGACGTTGGAGGGCCATCGCCCACGGTGCTCGCTCCCCTCATAAGCGGTCGTGTCGGCGCCGAGGAACTCGATGGCCCTCGTCCCTCCTCCATGCGTCTTTATTATCTCCTCGCCGATCCTACATCCATCTATATTAAGCGCCCCTGCACCATACCTCACCACATTCCCCGCGACCGTTCCCTTGATCGGTTTGCGGACTAATAAGCATGGCTCATAAGCGGGCTTAAGAGCTGTACCCCATCCCTCCCATTGACGGGCTTCATCGGATGCGGGTAGTGTCAAGGGCATCTCGCTCGGCCCATCACTGCTGAACGTCACACCGGGAACGACTTTTTTGAAGCCGATGACCTCGCGCTCAACGCCCAAACCCCCATCGATCGCCTTACTCACATTAAGCGATTTGGGAAAGCCTGTTCCGTAGATCCATTGGATCACATCTCGCATCTCGAACCCCGCGAGCCTCAAAGAGAGCCCCATGAGATCTTGAGATCGTGACGCCGCGAAGACTAAAGCATGACCGCCGGGCTTAAGGACTCGCATGACCTCGACCCAAAGCGCCGGGGGCGGAACGAAGACATCCCAAGACTTGCCCATGAAGCCGGCGCCCGTTGGCATATAGTCGAGATCACCTCGACACCATTTAAGCATAACGTCGGCGACTTGGGCGGGCGACAATGCCGACAGCCCATAGGGCGGATCGGTGACGACGGCGTCGATCGATCCGCTCTCTAAAGACTTTAGCTCGTCAATCGAGTCCCCGTGGATGATCAAAGGGCGCCCCAGTCGTCGAGCTTTTGAATGAGTAGAACAGTGAAAACGAATACAGCGAAGTGAATCAAAACGAATCCTTTCGGCCACCGCCGACTTTTACTTTTCGACTCCTCGGCGTTCGCTTGTTCGCCGTTCGCTCGATGTCGGTGTCTGACCAATAATGATAAATACAATCATATCGGAGAGCGTCGAGGGGATCCTCTCGCCCGTCCTTCCTCGGCTTCTCTTGTTTATCCCAAGCGTAAGACATAAGCGCCCGCCTGATCGAGTTGCCCTTGACTCTCTCGCCTCGATCCCACACCTCCCGCGTCACTCGATAGCGCCCGCGATGGAAGGCGCGCTTTAACTTTTGAACGCCGTTGAGAATGTCGGTCATGATCGGATCGGTCGTCCATCGAAGAGGCATGCCGATCCCGCCTAGATCGGGGTGACGCTTGATCATTCGGAAGGCTGATCGACCTGTATGATCTGACCTCGCGGCGCCCGCCTTGTCAGCGACTCCGGCGTCTAGCCATATCCGACTCGATGGCGCTTGGGTCTGGAGCGATCGAGGCCAAGCGACAGCCAAGATCATCTGGGCGAGCTGCTCGATCGTCACCTCATGGGGGTTGAACTCTTGACAGATGACCGAGGCTTGGAGCTCCTCGTCGTATGCGATGATCAGGACCGAGGGCTTACGGAATCCCCAGTCGATCGCTATCCTCGCCTTCATCTCGGGACGATACTTCCACCCATCGATGATGTGTTTCTCGGGGTTGAACTCGGAGTAGACGAGACCGCTCGGCGGCTTTGGTCTGTTCATGACCATAGCCTCGCGCTCATCGGGCGGGAGTAACTTAGTCGCCTCAAACCATTCGGCGGCGAGGTTCGATTCGTTCACATAGCTATTGAAGAGGAGCGGATCATAGCCCGCGTCTTCAGCCATTTGACACCACCAAGCATCAACGACGGGGAGACCGACGAGGACGAGTATCGGAGACGGCCCCGATCGAAGACGACCGAGAGCTTTATGAGCGACCTCGGCTTCGAGTGTTTGACACTCATCGATGAGGGCTACGCCGCTTGTGACGTTGAGCCCTTCGAGAGGGTTATGGGTCGCGTCTCTTGTACCTGGGCGGAAGTAGGACCGGCACCAAACGGTCGACCCGTTATTCGTATCCGTCCACCTTCTCATAGTGTGATTATAAACCCATCCGATCGGCTCAAGCCACTTCTCGATTTCGGGCATAAGGACCGAGTTATACCGGCCGTTCGTATCGGTGACCAATAGCGAACTCGTCCCCGGTCGCGTCTTGGCGATGAACCAAAGAGCGAAGATCAAGCCCGAGGTCTTACCCGATCCCCATCCACATCGAGCCGAGACGATCTTATCTTCTCGACGGATGCCGGTGATGATGTGGCGCTGGAGTTCGTTAAGATTGAGCGTCATTCGCCTCGGCCTTCAATCGATGATAACGGGCGCGGGCCTCCGCTCTTAGCCTCTCCCGATTCGCTTGATAATATGCGGCGTACCTCTCCCGATTCGCTTGATAGTAGATCGAGGCGTATTTTGAACAATAATATGCTCGCGACCGGGCGCGGCCTTTCTCACGATTCCGAGCATAATACTCCCTCGACTTTCGATTCTTCTCTAGTCGCTTTGCCTCATCACAGCTCATCTCGATACCTCCTCGACCTCTCGGCCATCACCGCCCGATATTCGGGATCTTGGCGCCGGCGTCGAGCATACTCTCTTTGATAGGCTCTCTTGCGCTCCGCTGCCTCTTCGTATGTATAGACACACGCGCGCGCGCGCCTTTGATCTGCAAGACCGCGACACCACTCGGAGACCTGATAAAGAGACGGGCATTGATCGGCGGGGAGCTCCTCGGCGAGGATCGCTCGGACCGCTTTATTTGATCGTCCCGCGCCTTCGGTCTTGAGCTGTCGAGCGCGCTCTTTTATTTCATCTCTAGTCATGTTACTCTAAGGGCTCCTTATGCAAGGTATTGAGTCAATCGGTCGAGTCCTCGGATTCGATCTTTTGATTTTCGGCGCCGAGATATAGCTCTCTCGTCTGCTCCATCATCGCGACGACTTCGTCTTTGCCGTCGCTTCTTGAGACAGTGACGTCGATCTCTCGGCGTTGGCTGTATTGTGCGGGGTGTCGTCTTTCAAGGATCCAAGCGGCGGCCTTCCAGTCGTCGGTCGACTTGTCCGCGATCCGTTGGAGAAGTATAGCCTCACTGTAGGCGACCGCTTCGAGGATGTCTTTATCGAACTCGGGGTCTTCATTCCTCCATGTCAGAATCGTTGTCCGGTGTATCCGGTGAAGCTCGGCGGCGCGCTCGAAAGTAATCCCGACGCGGATCGCTTCGATGATCCCGTCAAGGGTCGCTTGATTCTTCTTTGTCCGTCGGCCCGACTTTCGCGCGCGCGTCATCGCTTTTTTTTGATTCTTTTTCGCCATCGATGATCTCCCTTAACAGCCTCATCTCATCTCTGAGATTCCACGTCATGACCGTAATACGCTCTTGAAATTCTCTCATCTGCTGAGGAGGTCGAGGGACGCCATCGATCTCTTGATCTCTCATCCTGTGAAGGTTCACAAAGACTCGAAGAACTTGAGAGAGAGGGGCGACGAGCGCGACCGCCTCCTCGGTTGTGAGATCTCGCTTTACCATTGAGCGCCACCGCCGACTTGTCGAGGGTTCGCTGCGGTGATCCGTTGGCCTCGCCTCATCACGATAGACCACGCCGTGATCCTGATTCCGTTTTTCTCGTATTGATCCGAGACGAGCTCACCTTCGACCCAAACATAGTCGCCCTTTTCCCAGTTTTGGACGCGGTCGGCGGTGTATCTCCATGCCTTGACCCGGTGCCAGTCGGCGACCTTTCGATCTTTAGATATGCGATCGGTCGCTACGCTGAACTCGGCTAGCTTATTGCCATGAATATCCTTGACCTCGGCGTCGGAACCGACGCGCCCCATGATCGTGATCGTGTTTAGAGTGTCCTCGCTCATCATTTACCCTTATGCTTTAGATAGATAATTATCATACGCTTATCGATCATATAATCAAGTTATAATTTTGATTATATACATTGACTATGATAATCTCGCCGCGGTGTAAATCTCCCCTCGCCCTTGATTCTTAGGGTGAGGGGTTCTTTTTTTTCGGCGCCGAAAACAGAAGAGGCCGACCTAGAATTAGACCGACCTCAAACCATTACGCCCGTTGATTTATCTTGCGAATGAGTTCATCACCGACGAGATCAATGATCATATCTCAGATTCTCAAATATCCCAAATAGTTTTTTCTTGCTTCGCTCTTCGATCATGTCCGACCATCTCAACGGGATCGGGGAATATGCTCTTGAGTCGGGAGACCATCGCTTGTGAGTTGTCGAGGAGGCGCTTGACGATCTGAGCTGGGGAGAGGTTCGTCGTCATGATGACCGCGAGCTCCCCGGCGGTCCATCGCTCATAGATGAGCCCGAGCATCTCCTTGGTTTTGTCTCGATACCACTCCGATGCCCGAGCATCTCCACCGATCCCGCCGAGCTCATCGAAGAGAAGGACGTCGATCCCATCGAGCCAAGACTCCATCGGGCTTCGATCCTTGCCCGACCATGATCTTTTTTCAGCTTCGAATAGTCGAGTGTGAGTTGTGTATCGAACCTTCATCCCGCGCCAAGCAAGCTCTTTGGCGATGGCATAGAGGAGGGTCGTCTTTCCGTTTCCGCTTGATCCATGCATAAGCATTGAGGGAGGCATATCTTCATGGCGCTTATATCCGAGGAACTCGGCGACCTGATCTTCTTGGTGAGCTGAGTCAAATTCATACATCCCAATATATGCGTCGCGAGCATCTAGCGGGAGCTGCGCTTGCTCGATCCTCTTCAGTCTTCTTCGTGGAATCTCGCAGTCTTGACAGAAGGCGGCGACTTGATAGCGGCCATCGCTCTTGAAGGTGAAGCCCTCTTGGCACCGCCCGCAATAGTCGAGGATCACCGTCGAGATGTAGCCGCCCTTTGGGACGAGATAGCCGCCATGTAGATCTTGAGGGACTAGCGTCCGCCAAGACTTCAGCCGTTGAGGAGGGTCATCGCGCTCGATGCGTCTTTGATCCGATGCCGCCTTGAGCTTGTTTAATGTTATTTCAATTCCGCTTTTCATGATTGCGTCTTTCAAGTTTACCATTGGTTGGGGTGCCTCATCTTCTTTGATTCCTCTTGTTCTCGTTTGATCTCAGCGATGGCGGGGACCACATCGAGATCGAATTTATCCCAGTTCATGTGATGCCATAATGGGTAATTTTCCACTCTCCAGCTGTGCCACCAATGGATCCATCTGATCTTAAACTCTTGCTCGATCCCACATCTCTTGAATGCTTCGTTGAGGGTCTTCATCCTCTTCTTCTTTTCGTCGTGAAGATCTGGAGGCATATATCGATCGGGTTTATAGGATCCCCTCAATACTTGTTTCTCTTCGACCGGGAGCGCCGCGCGCGTTGGTTGATTATTTGGTTGATTGATAGGTTGATTAGAAGGTTGATTAGAAGGTTGATTATTAGGTTGTATATATAAGGGCGACTTTATGTCACCACCTAGCGACACTATGTCACCACCCTTATGTACCTGTTTGTCACCACCTAGCGACACTATGTCACCACCCCTTTGTACCTGTTTGTCACCACCTAGCGACTTTATGTCACCACCCCTTTGTACCTGTTTGTCACCACCCTTATGTACCTGTTTGTCACCACCTCGGATGCGGTCAATGTTGAGCTTCATATCTGATCGAGTATTCATCTGCCGACCAAGGCGCCTCGATGACCTCTCTATATAGCCCTTCGAAGCGAGCCCCTTGAGAGCTCTCGATATAGCTCGGCGTTGAGTAGCGAGAGCGTCCGCGAATTGATTGATCGATGCGGTCCCTTCCCAGCTCACCCAGTCGACGAATGAAAGCGCGACCAACAAGGTCAGCTTCTCGGTCGGTGTTAGATCAGATAATCGATAGATCATCTTCTTCAAGTCGTTCTCTGTCATGTGTCTCTCCTCATGGTTGGTTCTTAGACTCTACACCAAGGACAGCCTCATGACAATCTTTTTTATAAAGAGTGAAAAAACTTTTGACAGACTCCGTTTATAGTGTTATCAATGACACATCAACAGCGACCGAGAGGTCAGAAGGACAGCGAAGATGAAGATCACCAAGGAAGCAATGAAGAAGGCTCTTTTCTACTCAATGGCCATTAAGGCGACAGAGAACACTACAGGAAGCACCGCCGCGGAAGCTGTCAAAGAGTTCTCAGACAATCTCGATCAGGAGAGGGCGAGCTTCAGGTCATTGCTCGCCAGTGACAACCAAGAAGAGATCAAAGCGCGCCTTGAGGCCATGCTCTTACACGCCATGAACAATTAAGCGGGGTCTTGACCTCTGCCGCCCGGTGGCCCTCTAGCTCTCCGAGTTAGGGGGCTTTTTGGGTGAAGGGGCACGAAGCCCCACAGCATAGGAGACAATATATGTTTAAGCGAATCCCATCTCATCCAGTCTTGAACGCTCACTCAGATCGAGAGATCGAGCGCGCCGTTCGATCCCTCATCGAGAGCAATGCAATTAAATACCCTGACCTCGATCAGCTCTCGACAGCTGCCCGCGATCTCTATGACAGCGAAGAGGAGAATAATAGCGATTGCTCCATCATCGGCGACACCTTCTACTTTGCGTGCAACGGTCCCGCTTGTATTCATGTCAACCTGATAAGTGCCGCTGTCCAAGACGAAGAGATCGGGTCTTGGATATGACACTTAAAGAGAAGCTGAAGAACGACTTAAAAGCTCATCGATATAATTTCGGTCATCTCGCCGAGATCGCTGAGATCTATAACTCTCAATTATCACAATACTTGAGCGGAAAAGTAAAGCCCTCGAAGAGAGTCGCCGCCGACCTGGCCCGAGCTGCTACGGATCTCACCGGCGTAAGTTATCGGGCGTCACACTTTATCCACAATTCAACCCTAGAGGATTAATATGATCATCTCATCTCTGCTCGTCATCCTGACATCCATCTTCCTGATCAACATGGCGCTCGATTCAATCCGCCCGCCGAAAGTCGAGGCGCCTCTCTTCATGTCCTCTCCATCTCCCCTTAACTTTACAACGATCCGCGCTCTCTGGGATTGCTTCGATCGCTTCGAGCGGATCTTCGAGTGTCAGATCGATGACCTCCTCTCCCAAGGAGTCCTCACCCAAGAGGACATCGAGCAAGCCGCCGACGAGCTCATGGTCGATAAAGGATACATGACGATCGACGCTCTCAACATGTCGCCCGATGACTTCACCCGATTACTCAATAACTGGATCGTCTACGATTGGTCCACGAAACCCCGCCAAGATCAAGACGCTTTTATCGAGCTTCTTCTTCTCGCATAAACAATCAAATCTTCGCATAAGGATTTATAATGTTAAACGATTCTACACTCTCAATCATTCGCAATCTATCGAAAGATGACCGCGATTTTAATGACAACGTCAAGGCCTTCCTCACCTTCGGCCACCTCTATCAAGGGAATGTCGCGGTGACCCTTGCGCATACATACATCATCAAGGGTAAGCCGGCGCTCAACGCCGACGCTATGGCCGGTGTCGTCCGTCGATACATCGATCCAAACGGCGTCAAGATATGCGCCTACATCCGAATTGTCGAGCACACCGACAAGATCTGCACGATCGCGACGAAGCGCGCCGATGAGCTTGAATGGGAGTTCGAGCACACTTGGACGTTCACGATCGAGGAGGCCAAGCAGCGAGACTTCTTGAAACAAAAACAATGGCAGACAATGCCGAAGAATATGCTGCACAAGAGATGCATCACCGCCCTCCTTCGAGTCGCCTATCCTGAGATCATCGGCCAGACATACTCGCCCGACGAGCTCGCCGAGGGGATGATCAAAGATGACAAAGAGCGCGATGAGATCATCTTCGCTCAAGTCGGTGATCGCCCGCCGCGTCAAGAGCGTCAACCCTCTCGCCCTCCTCAGCCTCAGCCTAGACCACCGGCGCCAAGGCCCGAGCCAAAGCCCGAGCCAAGACCCGAGCCCAAAGCCGATCCCCTCTCTCTCGAAGAGGACGCCATCGCAGCTCTCGAAGCATATGATCCCCATTGGCGCAAAGATCCAGGCGACTATGAACGAAGGATGAGAATGACCAAGGCCGAGATGCGAGTCGAGATGGCGCTCCAGGTCTTGCCTCAAGCTCAACGCGTCGAGCTGTGGAAGCGATACGGCGAGGGCGCTCAGCCTCCGTCCGTCGTCATCGGCGCGACTCCTCAACTCGACATGAACTCAGTCCCATTCTGATCGACCGCGAGGCGATCGCCCCGCTCACTTTTCAACGCATAAGGAAATACATTGAAAACATTTACCCCTCTCAAAGATAACAATCTAAGCAATACGCTGGAGCGATTCGCTCGACGAATGCATCCTCAGGTCTGGACAAGAGACCTCATCAAGAACGCCGAGGAAGCCGGCGCGACCACGTTCTCTCTTCGGCGAGAGTATCGAGCGAACACCATCGGGGCCGCTCGGTTAATCTTCAGCGATGATGGGCGCGGGATGTCGGCCGATGACCTCAAGAAGTACATCGGTCAATGGAACTCGTCATCGAAGACTCAAGCCTTCGGTCATCATGATAATTATGGGATCGGCGTCAAGGCGACGACTCTCCCTTGGAATCATTACGGGGTCATCTTCCTGTCTTGGACATCCAAAGAAGATAAGGGGTCAATGATCTGGCTTCACCGCGACCCTGAGACGAAGCGATACGGGATCAAGCGGATACCTCGATCAGCGCCGGTGATCGATGACGAGACCGACGCACCGCTCATCGATGATGAGGGCTCGATCGTCCACGACTTGTTCGATGATGTCGTTTGCCTCAATGAACTCTCTTGCGAATATCCAGAGGGGTATGACGGCATTAAATGGGCGGCGCTGAAGACTGTCGAGATCAAGGCCGCCGGACATGGGACTTGCGTCATATTGTGCGGCAATGATCGCGTGTCGCATATATCAAGCAAGCATCCGCACTGGGGGCCCCACAACGCCTCGATCTTTTCATTTATCCGAGACCGCTTTTTTAAACTGGGCATGAGGGGATCTTGTATTAGGGACGGTGTTACAGGGAAGCCCACCGCGGTCAGAACATACGACGAGCCCGGCGACGGCTATTGGGAGGACGAGGGGACCATGGATCTAAGTGTAGACGGTCTGGATTATGGCATCGCCTGGGGCATATCGGACAAGAAGGCGGTGAGCAAAGCGGCAAAGAATCTTTATAAACTTCATAACATGGGAGGGGCTGTCGTTTATTTCTATGATGGCGAGCTGTATAACCATCAGCCCCAGAAAAACGTGATGAGATCTTGGGGAATTAATCACGACAAGATCATCCCCCGGGTTAATCTGATCATCTCGATGCCAGTTCGCCAAAAGATCGAAGGCGGCCATCATGTCGGCGTCTATCCTGATGACACTCGATCCCGTCTCCTTTGGGAGGATACGCGGTCTAACTCTCGGACGCACACGCTCCCGGTCCGCGCACTGAAGCAACACTTTATCGATCATATGCCCGCGCCGATCAAGGCGCTTCTCGATGAGGCATTCGCAAGCCGAGAGGATCGCGAGTCGAGCATTGATCATAATGAAGTAATTGGCAAGTACGCCCACATCTTCAGAGCTCGCGACCCCCAGAAGAAAACACTCAAAGCGGTCTGTGATCCCGACGGAGACCTGAGAGTTGAGGAGATTCCGCCCGAGCCCTGGACCCCTGAAACATCGACAGGCTCAAATCGCCCGACGAGCTCAGACCCAAAGCCTGCGACCGAAAGCAATGACTCGGCTGACACGCTCTTCGAGACTGGCAATACTCCCGCGAGCGCAAAGAAGGAGAGGGCGCCGAAGGTCCAGGTCTCTTGCGCCTGGATGCATTATGACTCCAAAGGTGTGAAGGCGAATAGTTCAAGCGCCTTCAGGGGTGAGAGCAAATACACTTTCCCGTTCTGTTACGCGCCGAGCGCCGGCCGCAAGATCATTCTCGCGAACCTTGATCACATTCACTTTAGATCAACGGTCTCGTACTTCATCAATCAATTCAAGGACGGAGGCCGCCGTCGAGAGCGTATCACCGAGTTGATTCAAGATGTCTACGAAGCGATCGCCATCGCCAAAGTACAGCACCTCATCGAGCAAACGAAGAGGGACCGGAAGCGGGACATTATTGAAGAGGCGTCGCTCGCCGCGCTCAATCAAATCATTCTCGGATGCTATCCCGCCTATGAGATCATCGAAGCAAAGATCATTAAAGAGCTGAAGCTCTCCCCGATCAGATGATCAATGATTCGTGAGGATCGCCTCAAGCCTCGCGAGCTGCTCCCTGATCTCTGTATATTGCCCATCGATTGATGTGAAGCGTTGATCAGCGACCGAGGCCCGCGACTCTAAACTCTTGACCTGTTGCTTGAGGCGCCCGAGCTCCTCGCGGTCTCGACCCTTGTCTCTAAAGTGATCGAGGGCGAGGCCACCGAGGGCGACGATCGTGGTGATGGAGATCATCGTGTTGCCGTCGATTGTCATAGTCTCACCTCGCGATTAAGTAGGCTGATGTACCGAGGGCGACCGCGCCGAGACCGATGGCGACATATTTCGCGATCTGGGTATTGGTTCGGCTCTTGGTCAGCTTGATTTTAAGATCTTCGCTTTGAGCGGTCAAGAGCTCGATCAAGGTTTGCGAGTCGTATTGAGTCGACTCGCAATCTTGATGCGCTGCTCTCAATGCCTCCTCGGTTTGTATCGCTGCCTCTTGAATGACGTAATCACAGACAGCTTGAGATGACTCGACGAGACCCTTGACGACCACGAAATCTTGGGGTCTCAGAAAGACCCCGCGCTCTTGCAATAGCATTCCCGCCGGGACGGGGCGGCCGATGATCTTACCGCCGGGGATCTTGATCTCGGCGGCGGGAGAGTGGACGAATAAGAAGAGCTGTAGAATCATCGCGCCGGTGTACATAGGATCTCCTTCTCTAAGGCAATGTAGTCTTCAACCGCCTTCTTCACCGCGCCAACACAAAGAGGCTGGCACTTCTCGAAGGTACAGTCTGCGATCCCTCTCATCGCCGCCGCCTGGCGATCGACATCGCAAGAGATAAACTTCTCCCGCTCTTGGACGAGACCGATGAGCTCCTCGGCGCACATCTCAGATTTCGGGATATGGCCGCGATCGAATCCGACTTTATAGCCGAGGGCGCCGACGGTTAGCGCGACGAATCCGAGGGCGATATATTTGATCGACTCGGCGTTGATGAGTTGTGCTAGTTGGATCATGGGTCTAGTCTCCAAATTGTGGCCCGCCCCATTCCCGCATAAATATACTGGGCGGTCGTGCTGTTGAGGCCCGACGCCCAGACTTGATTTACGCTTGTAATCCTTAGGCTCACACTGACAGCGCCCGAGGTCGCGTCTACTAAAATAAACGCCTTTTCATCTCGCCCTGTGAGCTGTAGATCTGGGTTGCGCTGTTGAACTACTCGACCATGAGATCCGATATATCCTGTCCCATTATGCCATTTATACTCGCAGTATGTATTGGAATTAAGGGAGGTCGCGTAGCTCTGCGTTGAGCCCTCAACATAATAGAAGTATCCAGTTGGTAGTGTGATGACACCACTTGAAAAAGACAGCGAGGCCGCGAGTGATCCGAAGAAGTCACTGGCTGCGTTAAACTGAACGTCGGCACCAACAGCAGAAGAAGTGTTATTTGCTGGCGTACATACTGCAAGAGCCGACGGATTCATGAGCACTTGGCCAATGTGGCTGGGGACATAGCTCATTATTCACTCCTCATTATTATCGATCTCGACCTATCGGGATCTATGACATAACTCGATCCCGCCTGTGACTGCACTACATAACTTGCGCCTCTTCCGTATCCGACCCACGCATCATCCGATCCAGCGTATGCGCTCGATATGTTGCCCCAAAACTGGGCAAAGTGTGCGCGATCAGCTTGATTGTTAATGTTAGCTACTGCCCCGATTGCGTTATTTGTAAGGGTTGTAAAGCCTGAGTGAAAACCCTTACCTGTAGCGTCGGTGATCTGAGGCGCTGCGCCCGATACCCAAGGCTGAGAGAATGTATCGGCCTGCCCAGAGGTTGATGAATACGTTAAGAGCGCGAAACATGAGGCGGTATTTTGAGAGAAGTAACTCATCGACTTACTTTCCAGAGCAGGATCCGACAGTCGGCGTCGAGCGAAGGGACGCTCGCCCCAATCTCGATCGCGAGGAGTCGGAGGGTTAAGAGAGATGAGGAGTCAACGCTAAATTCTGCCGTCGCCTCGTCACAATTTCGACCGACATACATATCAGTATTCCCGAGCTCACCGACCGCCGACCCGTCGAGATAAAATTTAAACTGAACATTATCGCTCGCGGTCGTGCGAGTGAAGCTCGAATATGCTTGAGCCAAATAATGTCCAGCACTCAAATTAATCTCGGTCGAGTTCGTGATCGCGGGGGAGCTCGGGTATGTATCATCTAACAACGAGACATTATACTCGCCACCGATCGCGGTGATATTGTTCGACCAATTAAACAAAGCGAGCCTCAAGGTCTTTTGCGCCGTCCCTCCTTGGGCTTTGTAACTCATATCAAAATCCAGTTCGCATTATCGCTCTGAAGCGTGATCGAATCATATTGGGCGCCGATTGCAAACGTAGACTGGCCCACATAGTCAATGTATTCAGTGCCGTTGGGATCGACTGTCACCGCTGCGCTCGTGAGTCTTTTGATTTGGAGCTTGAATCCCGATAGCCCAACGGCTGTTGGGAGGTTGATGGTTCCCGCGCCGGTTGATGCGGTGTAGGTGCGCTCAAGCTCGCTCGCGCCGATCGCTCCGTCGGTCGTGCCGACGGTGTAGGGGGTCGCGGTGATGTCGGTCACCGTCGGTCGAGATCCGCCACCACCGGCGGCCGCCTCAGCTCCCCATGAAGTCGAGGAGTGATCATAGGTTAGGACATAGTTGTCGATACCCGCGCCGGCTGTATACGCGACATCTGAGAGCGTCGACATCGGGAGAGTCGCGACCTGGAGGTCGACTCGGCCCGTCGTATAGTAAAGGTTTGTCACCTCGCCGACTGTCGCTGTCGTCAAGTTCTGATTAAATGACGCGAGGCCGACCGCTGAGAGCGCCGTCGAGACAGCCTGATTTGACCCATCACCCAAGAAGATCTTATCAGTGTCGAGGTTCGGTGTCGCGGCTGATCGACCCGCCCCGCCGACTTTAATAATTCCCGCGCTCGCGTCCGCTCGTACGACCCGCCCGATGTTTTGGATGAGATTCGATTCGCCTGTTGGCGCTGTGTTCGTGAGAGCTCCGGCGGTGGCGCTTGATACATAAACAGTATCGCCGACGCTTAGGCTCCATGTCGTCGTGTTGACGTCGTTGAGATTCCCGAGGGTGATGATCGTCACCTCGGCTTGATCGTTCGCGTTTGCATGAACTAGGCCGAAGGCGGGCATCGTCAAGGCGCTATTAGAGCGAGCGAGATCGACGGTCGGCACCGATCCAGAGATCCCTTTGATATATACGACTTGACCCTTGGTCATTAGGCCGCCTGAGTCGTTCTTAGCTTTGAATCTGATCGCGCCGTTGATGTCGGTCCAGCTCGTCAAGTATCGGAGCGCCTCAGCCCCGATCGTTCGCGTGAGGTCGGCGTCGGGCTCGACCGAGCCGGTGGTCTTAATGATCCCCGTCCCGTTCGGTGCGATGGTGATGTCTCCGTTTGAGACACTGACAATCGACTGACCGTTAACATCGAGCGAGCCGCCGAGCTGCGGGGTCGTGTCATCAACGACAGCGGCGAGACCTCCCGAAGGTAAGCCCGTAAGGTTTGAGCCGTCAATAGCTGAGAAGCCGGCGACGCCACCGCCGACATCGATCAAGATCGGGATGTCACCGACTGCCGTCCCCGTATCCTCATTCGCTGCGGTCCCCGTCGCCTGATCGAAGATGTACCACGCCGACCCATTCCATCGGATCGTTAGCATCTGATAATTATTGTCGATTGTCACGCTTGTGGCTTGCGTCGTCCCATAGTTTACAATCGTTCCCGCGTCCCCTGAATCTTGAGCAATAACGAGCTCACCTGCGCGAATGCGAGTGACGACAAGAGTGTCGCCGTCGGTTACGGTAGAGCCCAAAGGGAGGTTGACCGTCACCGATGTCGCGCCGAGTGCTGTAATCCAGTATGCTCGATTAATTGTTGCGGTAATGGGGGTTGAGGATGTCGTAAAAACATCAAGGCCGGTGAAGGGTAGATTAGTCAGTTGAGATCCATCGACGGCGGGGATCTTGGCCGCTACGTCGAGCTGGAGAATCTTGCTTGCAGTTGTGCCTACATCAACGTTTAGGGTTGAAGTCGCGCCGGTTCCCGAGAGGGTCAACGCCGTTCCATCGATGTTTAAGACTGAGTTATCTGCGTAGATAGTTACGGGGCCAGTCTGTGCATTCACTGATGTTACTGGGGCTGTGGCTGGGGTGACCGCCTGCCACTCTGATGAGGCATTGACCCAGGTCAATACATCCCCATCAATACCTGGGCCTGCTGTATAACTCGCATCTGATAGAGTGCTGAGAGGCAACGTGCCCACCTCTGTATCTACCCTAGCATCTGTATAATAAAGGTTCGTGTTCTCTGCGATATTTGAAGAGTCGAGAACCACTGGGCCGGTGAAAGTGTTGACTGATGTGACTGCGTCTGTGTTGTCGAACTTATCAATTTTGGCGTTGTCGACCACGCCGCCCATATCTGCATTGATCACCAGGGCATCATTAAGCGCCCAAGTTTTACCGTAGATTGTACCCGCTACCGAGATCCGGTAGAAGTCGCCTTTAAGACCATTCGAGATGTCAGGCGTTGTGGGCTGACTAGCATCCAAAGCGCCCTTGTAGTCAAAGAGCCCCAGTACTGCAGCGCCTATCTCATCAGCCACTGTTTTGGGGGTCATGGCTATTAGGTCATTTGTGCCAGTGGTGGCCTCCGCTGATGTTGCGATTCTGATCTTTCCCTTTACAGTCTCTGACGCGTCTGGGACTGATGCACCGCCGCCGCCGCCGGTGAACCCTTGAAATTTAATGCTCATGAGATCTCCTAACGATTAAAGCCGGCATAGATGATAAACGAATCCGCGCCCGCCGCCTTCTTGTAAGCGATCGAGGTGACACTCTCGCTACTCTGTAGGGCCGCTGAGTCAATCGAATAGTCTCGTAGAAGAGGGATCACGCCGGCGGTGTTCGATGTTGGGTCACCGGCGCCCGCGGCCGCCCTCAATTTTATAAAGCTGACCGATGTCGTGTTGGAACTCACCGCGCCGATGAAAGAAAACTTCGCACCGATCGCGACTTGAGCGCCGTCGGTCGTGTCATAAAAGTCGGTCACCGCGAGAGTGTGCCAGTCTGTATCGTTGACCGCGCTGGCGTTGTAGGCGCCGACTAATTGGCCGGCGGTGATGGGGTCTTGAACTCCGAGTTTACTCATGGGGTCTCCGTTTTTTTTTCAGGTTTGGGCGCTTTGGCTTTGGCGACTACGTTCGCGCCGACGTAGGCCAAGAAGAGAGTATCGATCAGCCCCATGATCTCAGTCGTCGCTTTACCCAATAGGGCGAGCAAGAGGATCGAGGCAAGCGAGGCATAGAACGCCGCAGCCTTTCGACCGCCGACTTTGTCGAGCATAGATGGGGCTGATTTTTCACTCATGAGAAGTCTTCGCTCAAGGGTCGATAGACGTGAGCGACGTCTTTTATATTCCGCGTTCGAGTGGATACGCCTTCGCGCCATCGTCCGTCGGGGCCGTTGCCCTTGGCGTTACCCTCGACGGTGTCGAAGCTGCCCTCATCGTCGGGAGATGTGAGGGCTAAGACAATATGATTACCTTGAGCGGGCGTCTGTTTGTCACTTGTCCAGACGACGACTATGTCGCCGGTCATGATCTCATCGGGGTCTCGATGTCTAGGGGTACTCGACCAATTGCTCATCAGTCTATAGCATGAAGGCATGATCTTCTTACGAATTCCAAAGCTAAACCGAGGACCATAAGCGAAGGCAGCGAAGGCGCCACACCAGGCAAACTGACCATTGCGAACATAGTCATCTTCCCAAGTCCAGCCGATCCCATCCATTGATTTTATATAAGCATTGATCGGGTGCCAGTCACCTCCGCCCTCGGGCTCTGTGACATCGAGTTCCCATTGAGCAAGAGCGCGCTTGATCGCTTGCCTTGAGTGATCGGTTGGGTAGGCTCTGATCAAAGATCTCGCGCTTGAGATCGTGACCTCGGGAGTGTCTAGGCTCATCTGATTAACGGCTCTCTGGAGTCGACGATTGATCTCGTTTTGCTCTTCGAGCTGGGCGAGTAGTTCTTTTTTAGTCATGAGTAAACCTGTGCTTTTGTTGAGTTTATCAGAGGAGGGGACGCGGTGGAAGCCAAGTATCCATCAAGCTTTAGATCGCCGACCGCGCTCGCGTATGTCGTCGATTCGATTGTCCCGAGGGTGGTGATTCCGTGAGGCGCTGAGAAGGTGATCGTCTGCCCCGCAATCGCTGAGATGACGAGGCCGGTGATGGCGCTGTCTTCATTATAGACGGGCAAGAAGTCGACGACATCCGAGACCGCGAATGAGCTTATGTCATCGGCGCCGAAGTGACTCGCGCTGACCTCGACCTGTTGGACGTTCGGGATATTGACGACATTCGCTGAGGCGTTCCAAGCGACGGGATCAAGGCCCGTTGAGATGATCTCTAGTTGACACCCTTCACCCATCAGCTCTTGACGTATTGATCGAATCATTCCGACGCCATCGGTCACCCCATAGTCGACGCCGTATCCCTTGAGTAATGGAGAGTTGACGATCGCATATGAGCCGAGGTCAAGATAGATCGATGGACCTGTGCCGATCGACCCGCGCCAGACTCGAAGAGGATTCGATAAGATCTGGAATAGACGGGCGACCATAGGCAAGAAGTGATTATATGGGTCACCTGTACCGCTCCCGAACTGATCAGAGGAGACACCGTACAGGTCGAGCGAGATCTTGCGCTTCTCGCCGTCGTACCGATTGATTGCCTCTTGATTATTGTAGG